GGGTCTTGAGTGTCTACGGAACCCTGGGCGTATCAGTCTTCCAGATTCTTGCCGGCCCACTCCAAGAGCTTTGTGTAGCCGTCCTTGCCGCCTGCCGGGGCGAAGATTCCAGCCTCGTAGGTGGACTGGCGAGCCTTGAGGCCATCCAGATACACGCCAACCAGCTCTTTTGGGAAACCAGCCTTTTCCAGTGACTTGAAGCTCTCTTCGGAGATGGTGCCGGTCTCGGCAAACTCCTGAGTGAACACAGTCTGGTCGAGGCCAGCGGCCTTCAGTGCGTCTGCTGCAGCGGCTTCGTTGGCATCGCCGCCGTTTCCTTCGCCTTCCACTGTCGCGGCTTCTTTGGCCGCCTTCAGCCCAGCATTGCCGGCCGGGTCAGCCGGAGTTGCGGCAGCCGCGTAGGCTGCCTCCAGTTCTTCGACCGTTTTGTATTTGCCGCCATACAGGCGTTCGGTCTGCTGACCTTCGGTTCCGTCAGCGACGACCTGAGCCGGTTGGGTCTCGGTGGTCTGCTCGGTCACTTGGTCGTGCCCAGCGCGTTGTAGTGGGTAGTGCCGTCGCCGAATTCAGTGATCGTCACATCGCCCTTCTTGGTCACGCGCGGATAGGTCTTATCTGCCACGGCGTCAGCCCGTGGTGCTGGTGTGCCTGCCTCGTCGGCGGGGGTTGCGGCTTTTGCCATGGTCATTCCTGGATTGGTGAGCCACCTGTCATCGCTGCGTTCACCAAGTTCGGTGCGGCGCGGACAGCGGCCTCGTTCATTGCGGAGGTCTGGTCGTTTTGCTGGACGGCTTCTGGGTCGAGCACAAGACCCTTTGTGGTGATGTCGGATGCGGCGCCCAGTCGGGACAGCCACTCGCCCCAGTCGATGCGGCGGCCAGCTTCTTGCTCACCCATGACGCCCTTGGCGGTCTCGCCAAAGCGCACGAGCTTCTCGAAGTCGTGGCCGCGGCCTAGGGCTGCGACGCCTACGGTGATGCGTGGTTTGATGAGGCCTTCCGGCAGCTCCGGGATTGCCCCGTTCTGCTGCAGTCGGAAGAGGATGCGACGGATGAGTGGAACCATCAGCTCGGGGCCGAGCACCGAGTAGAGGCCGGCGCGGTTATCCTCAAGCACACGGGCGAGATACTGGATTTCCTCTCGGGTCACCCGGTCGCCGCTGCGCTGGATGGCAGTTCCGACGCCGAAGACCAGCTCCAGGTTGCGGGCGGTGGTGTCGGCTTCGCTCTTGACGAAGGAGAGATCCTGGAACTTGTCCAGGGTCAAGGAGGAAATGTCGTTCTTGTCGCCGCGGATGACGGCGCCCGACTCAGCCTTGGTCAGCTGGTCCGGCTTCATCGCCGAGGTCGGCTTGAGCAACCAAAGGATTTTCGCGGCAGCTGCAGCCCCCTTCCGAAGCGCCTTTCGGAGCGCCTCAAGAGTCTCGAACTCACCTCGGTAGTCTTCGATCAGGCCGCGACCATAGTCTTCACTAGTGGGCCGAGGGATCGATACTGGAATCCAAGGGGGAGCATCGATTGGGTAGCTGCCTTCGGTCCCGGCGATGATGACGCCTTCGACCTCCTGATAGCACAGCCAGTTCTCGTTGTTCTCGTCGCGGTATACGCGGGTGTAAAGCTCAGCGTCTTCGGCCAGCTTCTTCAACCGCTCGGTCTCGGAGACCTTGGCGAGTATCGATTCACGAGCCTCGGCTGGGAGCATCTGAATGGCGATCATGTCGAGGGTGACAATCTCCAGTACGTTGCCCAGGCCGTCGCGGTCAGCGATGTAGGAGGTCAACGGGTAGAGCTTGCCCGGCCCTTGGTCTGGCACGTACAGCAGCCAGTTGCCAGTTGCGGCGGAGTGCTTGAAGCCTTCGGCTAGGACCGAACGCAGCTGCGCACCCGCTTCGATTTCATCCATGACGGCACGTTCGATTTCCGAAAGCGCCGTCTCAAGTTCTCCCTTCTGGATGCCTGCTTCCTGCATGAGCTTGTCCGATTCGGACAAGTCGGGCTTCAGGGTGAAGGGGGTGATGTTGGGAGGCAAAACTGCAAGTAAAAGTGCATTGGCGATTGCGTTGGCGCAGCGCGCGCCCGTGCCTTGTACGGGAGTGATGAAAGTCTGTGACTTTTGCTTCGGGTCAACGAACAGTGATGGGATGGTGACCTTGGTACACGCTTTGGCGCGGGTCTCGGCACTGTTTCGGTTGGGCTTCAGCTCGTCGTAGCGTTCCTTGGCGGATACGAGGGTCTTGCCGGCGTCAGCCACGCGGAATGGTCAATCCTTGGTAGAGCGGAGAGTTCATGTCGCTGCGTAGACCGGATTTCCTGCGGGCCTGCGCCGATTGGGACTGGCCGGAGCCGTCACGTGCGGTGACAAGAATGTCTGGTGTTTCCGTCTTCGGAGTCTTGGGTTTGGAGCTGCACATCAGCGGCGTCCTCCTCGGGACTCTTCGCGTTCCTGCTCGCGCGCGGCCAGGAGTCGAAGTACCAGGCGGCGCTCCCCGGACTTGAGGAGGAATTCCTCTCGGTCCTGCTCGGGGTCGTAGATAACCTCGGGGTAGATGCGGGCCAGCTCGTCGATCAGCTCGTCGGCGGTCAGGGGAATATTCATGATTCTTTAGGTGAACTTAGAGTGGATCTAGAAAGGGGAAAACCGTGGGTTTTCCCTCTAGAGGCCCGACTAATTCGCCAATCCCTGCGCAGCCGCTCGAAGCTGCGCCAACGTCCCGCAATTGACCACGGTGTGGTCCACCAGCCAGGACGGCAGGGGGCGTTCACTTGCATGGTCTGCGACTGAGGCGACGCCCGGTCGATCCACTACGACAACGATGCCGCCCAGCTCTCGCACCAGCATGGCTTCGTTCTCGAAACGCACGTCAGGAATGACGACACCAGCAGCGCCGCCAGCGCGGGCCTCCTCAACGCGACGTGCGGCGACTTTCAGCCAAAGGCTCTCGTCGATCATCTCTCGACCCCATTCGGTGCCGATGGTCTGCATGAGGCGGCGCGGGGAAGTGCCGCCCAGCCAGTCCAGCGGTGCTTCCTTCAGAGGGCCTGCGGTCAGTTCCTCCATACTCAGACCGGTGATATCCGACACAAAGCGGCGCAGCGGTTCGGCTAAGGCGATGCGGATGAAGCCTTGCTCGACGAGAAAGCCAGCGAGGGTGTCCTTGCCAGAGCCAGCTTTGCCTGAGATGCCGACGATCTTCATCGGACCACCTGCAGGGAACAGAGGTATCTGGCTCAAGAGACCCAACCCGCAATCAGCCAACACCAGCACATGGCGGGTGCGAGGATGTTGAACAGCTTTACTTTCACTTGCCGCCCGAGGCCAAGAGCGACGAAGGCCCAAAATACAGTCCAGCCCAGCGTGAAGTAGGCCACGCCGAACCACGCGACGATGGTTAGAAACAGCATTACGGTTCCCAAAGATTCACCTTGTTTGTTTTGTAGTTGAGGTCACCGTGGCGGAGGATTCGCGCCAGGCGTGCTTGGACGAGGGCGTCATCTGCCGTCAGTCCCTTCTTTTTGTAGATAGCCACCACGGCCGCCCACAGGGCCGCCAGGTGCTCGTCTGGGGAGCCGTCGCGGTACGCCTCGTGCACGGGCATCAGGGCCTCGTCAGCGCGCTTGGCGCCGATGCCAGGGCACCCGGTGTAGTTGTCGGTGGTGTCGCCCATCAGGGCTTGCTTCATCCAGAACAGGTCGGCGTCGTAGCGGTCGATAGTCCGCACGCCGAGGTCTGGCTTGTTCGGGTTGTAGAGTCGACAAGGGATCGTCTGGAGATCCTTGTCGATAGACACAACGATGCGCGGCCCGGGGCACCGCTTGGGACTGGGATGCGTCGCCAGGGTTCCGAGGATGTCGTCGCCTTCCAGCGAGTGCCGCTTGATAATCTTGTCGGCGTACTCCTCGTGAATGAACTCGTCGAGGGCGTGCCACAGGACCGGCTTGGGCTTCTCGTGGCGGGCCTGCTTGTAGGTCGGCTCCACGTCCTTGCGGAAGTTATGCTCGGGGCACGACAGCGGCAGCACGAAGTCGGCGGCGTCGAACTTCTCAACCAGCTCCGCGATGTACTCGGCCACTTCGACCTTCGCCTTTTCCGGCTGGTACACCTCCATGGTGTCGCCGTCGCCATCCCAGTCGATGGACTTGGTGTTCTTGAAGGCCATGTAGTACCGCAGCACGTCCGCGTCGATCAGCAGGACGGGTCTCTGGCGCTTCTTCAAGGTGCCTTCTCGGGGTGCCGCTTGTGCCACTCGTCGAGGCGCTTGAGGTAGTCCACATAGGCGGCCTGAAAAGCGGGACCATCGCCGAGCGGGTACTCCCGCTCGTCACAGACGACTCTGGTGGTCGGATACGCATACGGGACCTGAGTGCAGCTGGTCCCTGTGCACACCGATTGCCACATGATGATCACGTCATTCTCGACGTGCGACCGCTTGCAAGCACCGTAGTCGGCGTCCGGCGAGCGCGGCTTCCAGTCGTATTGCAGGAGCGTGACGACGACTAGTGCTGCAAGAAGGATGCCTCCTGTGAAGAGGGACCGCCTCATGCGAACACCGCCCGGCGGCCAATCTCGCGCGACAGCTTTTCCAAAACACATTCCACTGCCATGCCGACGTAGTCGGGAGGGCATAGCTCGACGCAATGGAATCCTTGGCACGTCGCCTTGACTTCTATGTAGCCAGGGCCACGGCCATGCGAATAGCCGGCTTCACGGATGAAAATCTGAGTGTCTCTTGACCAGCGAGGGATCGGCTTGTCGCTCATCGCTTGCCCTCCTGAAGGCGTTTGATGGATTCCTTGTCGGCGTTGCAGCGCGCAAGGGCGTCTTCGGCGTTGCCGCCGAAGTGATAGAGGTCATAGGTCTCGGAGGCGGGGTCGGCCATCACCGCGTCAAGGGAGCTGTGCTTGCCCTCGACCAGGCACGGCTGGAGGTACAGCTCGATCACCGAAGTGCGCGGCACGCAGCCCGTCAGGAATGCGCTGGTGCAGATAGTCAGAAACAGCAGGGTCTTCATTTGCAGCGGTCTCCACGGAACGGTTGCGCTCAGCGCGCAAATCCCGAATTGCTTTGTCGAAAGAGGCACGGCGAACGGCCTCCTGCTGGAGGGTCGCCAGTGATTTTTTGAGGTCGTCGTAATCACGCGAAGTCGCTTCGAGCGACTCAACACGCTTCGCCATGTGGCCGTAGGACCACAGACCGAATACTCCTGCGCCGAGGGCGGCCAGGATCAGCAGACCGGCGAGAGTCTGGAGGATCTGCTTGGGGGTCATCCAACGTCTTGGGAGATTTCCAAGGCATAGTCATAGCCGTCCCAGTTATCCACGCCGGCTGCACGAAGGGCGCTCAGAAACTCTTCGTCCTCTAGCAGTTCGACATATCGGGCACGGGTGATGGTCACCGTCTCGGTGTTCGTGTCGTTCATGTGTTCTCCTGAACCCAGCAAGCCACCTGCAGAAGCTCTGCGGTAGAAGCGTCGGATTTGATTTGGTTGGCCCTGCTGGAGATAACGCGGACGTTGCCGCGCACGTAACCCAGCTCAGGGGTGATGCGATCCAGCGTCGGGGAGTTAGGTCCCTGCGCCTTCAGTCCGACAGAGCGGAACAGCGGAATTCCCAGGGCGGGACAGAAGCTTGGAATCTTGATGTCGTACCTTTCTAAGTTGAAAGGGAGACCGCGCTTCTGTGCCCGCCTACGGGCACTGCGAAGGAGCACACCTACCGGATCGGAGGTGCGTGGTTTGGTCAGTGGGTTTCTGCCCAGTTGTTGCCGATTTTGTATTCGCCATCGAGCTGACAGCGGAAGCCGAAGTAGTCACCTGCGGCGCGGATGGATGCCACCGCTGTCTGGCCGACGAATTCGGCACGCTGCTCGTCAACCTCAATCTGCCATTCGTCGTGGATGTTGCCGACGAACTCGTAGTTCACTCCCGGAACTAGGCCAGCTTTCTGGAGTGTCTGGTCGAGGATGTGTAGGCCCTTTTTCATAACCAAGGCACCGGCCGACTGCAGCAGCGTGTTGAGTGCAGCGTGGTCACTCCGGATATGCAGCTTTCGGCCGTCCAGGCCGATTAGGTAGCCCTTATCCTTGGCGCGTTTCTTGACGCCCTTGACGAGCTTTGCGAGCGCCGGAAGACCCTGTAGGAATTTTTCCTTAAGTACCTTGCCGTGCTTGCGCCCCTTGCCGATGATCGATCCGATCTTCTCGTCGCCTGCCCCATAGAGGAAGGCGTAGATGAAGGTCTTTGCGTTGTCGCGGGAAGGGAGGCCAGCTGCATTTTGGTTGACTGCGTGGATGTCGCCTTCCAGCAAGACCCGGGCGTAGTCGCCACCATCGAATGCGGCCATGAAGTGCGCCAGACAGCGCAGCTCCAGGCCCGATGCGTCAGCGCCCACCAGCTTCTTGCCCTTCGGCACGGTGAACAGCTCGCGGCACTCATAGCCCCAGCCGCCCGCTTCGCCGAAGAGAATCCCCTCCTTGCCCTTTTGGACCTTGGGGACCTGGGCCATGTTCGGCCCCGAGTGCGTCATGCGTCCGGTGACCGCAGCGTTCTGATTCACCCGGCCGTGGATGCGTCCATCCTTCTTAACCTGGGTGATCCAGGCTTCGGACTTCTTCTTCGACTTGCTCGGGGTACCGTCCTTCTTGAGCTTTGGCAGAGGCTCGGAGAGTTGCCCTGCGCGCTTCGCCACCGTTAGGTAGCGCAGCAACATGGGAATCTCGGGGTACTTGAGGTGCGCAAGGGTCTCTTCGTCGATCTTCGGGCGACCCTCAGGCGTAAATACCGTGGGCTTCCATCCGTGGAGTGCCTTTAGGCGCTTCGCGATGTGATCGCGAGAGCCTGCATTGAAAACATACGACTTGAACTTTTCGTGCGGCACGCCTTTGACGTAGCCGAGTTTTGCGTTGTTGACCTTCGGGACGAACATGCCGAGGCTCTCACGCCACGGCTGGAACACGCGGGTCAGCTCGTCAGTGAGTCTGGCCTTGGTGACCATGAACTCGCGTTGCAGCTTGTCGGCCTTCTTTTGGTCGAACAGGAAGCCATAGGAAGTCTGGCGCTGGAGTATCGGTGCGATGCCATGCTCCAGGTCAATCGCTTCTTGTGACAGCCCCTTGGTCATCTGCAGGGCGAAGAGCTTCTGCGTGACGCGCACGTCCTGGTCGCAGTAGTCGTCCATCTCCTGGTTCCATGCTGCCCAGGGATCGAGTCCCCTGGACTTCATGACTTCGGAGTAGTCGCCTTTCCATTCGCCAAGGCGGTAGCCCCAGGCTTCCAGCGCGTGCCTTCCCACAAACTGGCCCGGCAGCTTTCCAGGCGACTTCTTGATGGCAGCGAAGTCGCGGTCGCGCAGGTCCGGCCATAGCAGAGTGGACAACAGCATCGTGTCCAGTGCCCGCTTAACCTTGAAGTCCGGGTACAGCTTGCGGATGGCGGGCACGTCGAAGTTGACGATGTTGTGGCCAACTACGGCATCCGCGCCCCGAAGCATCTCCAGTGCCTGCTCGATGGTCAGCTCTCCGTTTACGCGGTTGGCTGACAGCACTGCGCCCACGGGCACTCCCTCCGGATTTACTTCCTGGAGGGAGATGCAGTGGATGGTGGTGAGTTCGTCGAGTAGGCCGTTGGTCTCAATGTCAAAGACGAGCCAGGCCATCGGAGCCTACACCTCGTGCAGCCTTGGGGTAGCTTTTGAGGAGCTGCTTGACGCGCTCGAAACTCGGCAGGGGAACATCATTCGGCTGCTTGGTGAGGTCCTCATCGAGACCTAAGTCGAGGCGGTAGCCGTAGTCCTTGTAGCGATGCATCCGAGCATAAGTACGCTCGTCGCCGTTGTTGTTCATCACAACGAGACGCTTCGCCTCGGCGTCGGCAGCAGCTTCAGGGTGCGCTGAAGCTGTCGGGAGGTCGTATTCCAGCCACGCCGCGAACATGCAGCAGCGGAAGTCGAATGCATCTCGGTGCCCTTGAGGTGTGTCGAAATGAAAGCCGACCAAGTTGAAGAGGCGGCCGGTGTTTAGGTCGTGGAACTGTGAGGTGCCGTTGGGTGCCGCCAGCTCCATGTACCGATTGCCCTGCTCCGAGAACGCAGCGAAGGCAACGAGGTAGTCCTGATAAGAACGGAAGAACAGGTCGTAGTCTTTGGCGGGAGTGCCGTCAAAGAACGACCGTAGGGCGCCGCCACCGAGGATGGAGACGATGCGCGCTGCGGCCGGCATGTCCAGAAAGATTGCCTTGATGTAGGCGCCGTAGGTCATTCGATGATGGCCTTGATGCGGCTGGCGACGCGACCGGCACGTAGAGCGCGCGAGCGGTGGCCCACGGCTTCCTGTACCAACTTGGCGGCCTTCGCTTCTGCGATTGCAGCGCGGTCGCGCAGCTTCCCTTCGGCTGCATCCAGTTTGCCCAGGGTGCGGTCCAGGTCGGCGACGATGGCTTCAACGCTTGGGGCTGGGGTCAGGAAAGCGTGGATCGCCAGCAGTGCGGTCTTGAGGGTCATGTTGTTTATCCTTGAGTGAGGTGAGGTGCAGCTCAGTAGCCGCTTGGCGTGTCGTCGAAGCTCTCGTCATCGCCGTCCGCGTATGGGTCGGCGCACGGCACGAGGCGGCCGGTCTGTTCGTCGTAGCGGAGGTAGATGCACTTGCCCGCGGCCTGGCCGGTGTAGCGGTCCTTGAGCACGCGGAGAGTCGTTGTGGTTCGGACGGAGATGTCTGCCGCCTGTTGATCGCGCTCCAGACCGAACATGAAGTGCGACCAGAAGCCAATGGCGCGACTGCCCTTGAACTGACGGATAGTCACGCGCCCACCTTCCTCGTGCGGCGAACCCTTCTCGGGGGTCGTGAGGTGGGAGATGAAATAGATGCAGACGTTCAGCTCCATCGCCAACTTGGCGAGTGCAGCCATCACCTGTTCCAGCACTTTCTTCTCGTCGTCGGCGTCGGCTGCGAGTGCAGTGAGGTGGTCCAGGAAGATGTGCTTAACGCCGTCCGCGACGGCCATATGGCGCATCTTGGAAGCGATTACTTCCCAGTCGGTGGTGCCAAAGTGGTCGTAAAGAACGACGTTGCCCGTGCTGTCCAGGATGTCGAACGCGTCTTCTAATTCCTGTTGCGTCCAGCCTGCATCAGGCACATGGAAGCGGCGCGAGGCGTATTTTCCGGCCAGGCGCTTCGCCGTCTCCGCGGGCGGCTGTTCCAGCTTGAGGACGCCGCACTTCTCGTTGCAGGTGGTCGCCGTAAATACGATGATTTCGTCGAACACATCGGACTTGCCCATGCCCGTACCGGCGCCCAGGCCGTAGATTTCGCCGTAGCGCCGGCCAAGGGTGTAGTCGGTCAATTCGGGCCAAGGCCAGGGCATCCCGATGACAACGGGAGCTAGCGCCTTCTCGCGCACGGAGCCGAAGGTCACGATGCCGTCTGGACGAACCGTCTGGGCTTCGTAGATGCACGAGACGATGGCCTCGCCATTGCCGGCCTGGAGCATCGCGTTGGGGTCTTTCAGCGGCAGCTGTGCGATTCGCGCCTTTCCCGGCGAAAGGATTCCAGCGACCTCCTGAGCGGCGGCCTGGCCTGGCTCATCCATGTCGAACATGATGACCACTTCGTCAAACTTCTCGACCCACTCAAGCTCACGCTTGATGGCCTTCGCCGCGCCCTGTGCACCGTTTGGAACCGACACTACGGGCCACTTCAGGCCGAGCACTTGAGCGACGCTTAGGCAGTCCACTTCACCTTCGGTGATGACCAGGCGCCGCGTGGGCTGCCAAAGGTGCTGGCCGAACAGGCCTGCTTCCTTTGTGTCGCCAATGAAGGCGAATTTCTTATCTTTGAACCGTAGCTTCTGTGCGACGGTGCGCCCGTCGCGGCGATAGTTGGCGATCTGGCAGGTTTTGCCGTCCTTGTTCTTGCCTACCCAGTAGGAGAATTTTCGACAGGTTTCTTCCTGCAGACCGCGAGCGGCCAGAGCTGAGGCTTCGCCCTGGGCAAAGTCGTCGGACATGCGGTGCCTTGATTGCGTGCGTGTGGCGTCGCCATCTGCCGGCTCGTAGTGGGAGCACCCAAAGCAGAAGCCGTGCCCGTCGTCGTAGCGCGCGAGGTTGTCGCGACTGCCACACTTAGGGCACGGCTCTTTAGCAACGAACTGAGACTCAGCGTCGGCTGACACGCTCGACCGACCACATGGTCTTGCGGCGGGTCACGCCCAGTTGGCGGTTGGACGCCGAGCGGACCATCGCGTAAGTGCGGTCGCGCTCTTCCTTCGGTACTTCTTGGGTCGCCTTTGCGAAGGCCAGGCGCATTGCGGATTGGACCTGTTGCATCACTTGGCCTCCTGAAGGAAGCGGCGGAAGTCTTCGGTCTCGGTATCCAGGTCATCACCGCCCAGGCCCAGTTCCTTCGCGCAGTAGGTGCGGTAAAGGTCGATCAGGCGGTCCAGTAGGAAGCGCGGCTGCTCGGGAGTCGGCGGGTGCAGTGGTGTGCTGCGGCGCTTTTGCGCACGAGTGAAGGAGTAGCGCGTGTAGGACTGCCCCGTCGCGTCTTCGCAACGCTCCTTACGGATGTCGTAGCCGGCACGATTCAGTTCGGTAATACGCGACGCCAGCCGACGGACGCGGTAGACGCCCTCGGCCTGCCACGAGGTGATGTGCTGGTTGTTGTAGAGGTGATCGACGATCAGGTTGGCTTGACGGGACAGTTTCATTGCTAGATTTCCTGTAGTGGACACACGCGGTCGAACACCGCGGGAAGCCCGTGCTTGAGCACGAGTCGCCGCAGCGCCATGCGCTGTTGCTTGGAGAAGTTGTTGGTGGGTGTCAGTGCGTCATCCACACCGCCGACCAGGCACACCTGGATCGATCGATCGTTGGCGCGCGCGGCCAAACAGCCCGGCTCGTCCAAAGAGCGGCCCTCGAAGACGGCTCCATCTCGCTCGATGACGTAATGGACTGCGATCTTGGAGAAGCCTTGCGAACGGTGGATGCGAGCTAGTTCTGCGCCCGTCACCGAATGGTCCGGCCGCGTCATTGAGGCGGTCACGAACAGCTGGTCAGGGTTGGCCATCTTTTTCA